AGTGGCCATTTGTGACTGCGGTTCCCATCGACTATTGCTCCGACCAAAGCTCTGCCGGGGATGGAGACGGACTGGCGACGCCGGGTTCAAGTTCCGACACGTTCATCTTTGATCACACCACGTCGATATTCAACACGCAGGATGGCGACGATGTTGGCCATAATCAGGCACCGGGATCTGTGTCGTGGAATCACTCGGTGATGTACGGCAATATGGGTGGAACGTTCAAGAGTGGTGGCGAGTCTTCAACCCTCATCAACTCCACAGCCATAAACAATTGCTATCGCATGCACGCTGCAATCACCGGAGTTCCAAACACCTTCAACTCTGTCCTTTCGCTATTTTGCCGTGCCAATGGAGACGGCGTTACAGCGAACTGGCTTGGAGGCGGTTCGGGTGAAGTGATCAAGATGCAGGACAACACCATCGTCACCTATGGCGGGGTTGCAGTTGACACGCAGGTTCAGGGCACGGGGACTTGCACGGGCTGCACCTTCCTTTTCCAGGGAAATATCCTGCTGGCCTACAACAATCCTTCCACCGGGGCACCACACAATCCCGGCGTCTTCAATCTGACATCCCCAGGATTCGGGCCCACCACCACCGACCACAACACCCTCTTCAACTTCTTCGGTTACACCTGCACAGGAACAGACCAGTGCGTTGACCCGCTCTTTGTCGGTGAGCCTCCACCGGGCACCAACGTGACAGACGGGTTTGGCGATGCGTACAACTTCAATCTGACGTCCAGCAGCCCTTCCAAAACCTCGCAGATACCGATCTCAGGAATCACCGATGACTTCTTTGGGGTGACGCGGCTCAATCCCACCTCGGCCGGCGCGGCTCAGTTCGCAGGCTCTGCTCCTACGCTGGTTTCGATGGCGGTTACCCCGAATCCTGGTGCGGTAACGGTTGGCGGATCGACGCTCTCCATGGTCTGCACATCAACCTTCTCCGATTCTTCGACGGCGCCCTGCTCGTCTCCGGTTTGGAGCAGCACCGCTGCGCACTCCTCTATCAATTCTTCAAGTGGAGTCGTCACGGCTTCCTCGGCAGGATCAGACACCGTTACGGCAACGATCAGTTCTATTCATGGCTCTGCCTCGGTGAACGTATCTGTTTCAACCCCAACAACGACTACCTTCGGCGGTACGACGACGCTGGGGCAGACAGTTTCGCACTAAGGAGGCATGATGCTGAAAAGGATTCTCGGAGTTCTTCTGGCGTGCGCGGCCTGCGCGTCGTTCGCTCACGCCCAGACCTGGATCAAGGTTGCGGGGCAGAGCTCGTCGGCGACTGTGATGCTGCCGGCAGGTACGATCTATCGCTGGGGCAGCGGCACATCGTGGTGTGACCCAGTGACCGTGGCGAAGGCAACCACCTTCAAGCCGATCACGTCAGCAACCTTCCCGTGCACCGTAGGCGGCAAGACCGCGAAGGTGGCCGGCACCGAATTGGATGTGCAGGAAGCAGCCTCACAGATCCTGGTGACCGTGAATGGCGAGGCGGTGAACGTGACCGTACCGGCATTGGGCGCCGGCACGACAACTTCTGCAGCGCATTCCGTAACCCTGACTTACTCCATCGTGGTGAACGCTGACGGCTCGATCAAGTCGTCCAGCGCCACCGCGGTTCCCCACTAACCCACACACGAGAGAACAGGTCCTTCTGGGCCAAGGAGAGCTTGATGAATTTTGCTGCCTGGTTACCGGCAATAATCACCCTCGTTTCAGTGATCTTTATCGCTGGGCAGGTCACCGGACGAATAAAGGACCAGGAGAAGACCCTCGAGAAGCATGACGGTCGGCTCAACGCACACGACTCGACGCTGATCGACCACGCTGTACGAATCGCCCGATCTGAAGGATTCACCCAGGGCTTCAACGCCGGATCGCACCACGACAAACACAAGACATCCCCAACCCAATAAAAATGGACATCATCAGCGAGACCAGACTCAGCAAGGTTCATCCAGTGCTGGCGGCGAAGACGCGCGCCATGGCCGCTGCGCTCGAGGCGCAAGGGATCATCATCCGTGTCATCCAGGGTCTGCGCACTATCCAGGAGCAGAACGCGATGTATGCCGAAGGCCGAACCGCACCGGGCCAGAAGGTGACCAACGCGATCGGAGGCTACTCCTGGCACAACTTCGGCCTCGCGGTTGACTGTGTTCCCGGCATCCGCGGGGAGATTCCCTGGCAGCCGAACTTCGACCCAAAGCACCCGGACTTTACCGCAATGATCAAGGCCGGAGAAGCACAAGGTCTCGTATCCGGGTCGACGTGGAAGTCGATCCCCGACGAACCGCACTTTCAGCACGCCGGCATCCCGGTAAGCCCGAATGATGAAGTGCGCCACCTGGTGATGGTTGGCGATCTGGCACATGTTTGGAACGTATACCCCGGACCAATGGAGACAGCATGAACACGATCAAGTCGTTATGGAGCAAGATTCCCGCTGGAGTGCAGAAGTGGCTCAAGGGAGCCGAGGTGGCGATAGTTTCCGGTGTCGTCTCTTCCCTGGTCGCAGGGCCCAACGCAGACTTCAGCACAAAAGCTGGATGGACGAAGTTCATTCTCACCGAAGTCGGCGTGATGGGTGGATGCCTCCGGCTCTATATGGCTCAGTCGCCGCTTCAGAACGTGCTAACCGCCACGGAGACGAAGAGCGAGATCACTGATGGGGATGTCACGGTAAAGACCACGCAGACCAACGTGGTCACCGGCGGCCCCACCCCTCCCGCAAGCTAACCCGCAACCCAACTCGAAGCCCAGGAGTACCACCATGGAACTTATCTGCAACCTATTCCCTCTCTTCCACTTTCCTAAGCTGCGCACCGACCTCCGCGCCAGCATCGCCCTTTTCCTCTGCGCCGTCGTACTGGCCTTTACGACTGGATGCACCCAGACCCAGATCAAGACTGCTGTGCAGGACATCGCCAACAACATCCCTACGGTTGAGACCTACATCTCCACCGCGGCTGCGGTTGCCGATACTCTCGATCCGGCCGCCGCTCTGGTCATCACCGCCGCGAATGGTCTTGTCCAGACCTCTCTCACTGAGCTTCAGGTTCTCCTGAACGCCTACGCCACCAGCCCCTCGGCAACCACATGGGGATCGATCGTCGACGCGGTGAATACGATCGTCAACACAAACGCGAATTCGCTACTGAATGCTGTTCATATCGTCGACGCGACCTCTCGTGCGCGGGCACTTGAAGTGCTGGGAGCATTGCAGACCGCGTTGCTTCTGGTCTATTCGATCATTCAGCGCGTGAGCGACAAGACGACTCAGACCACGGTTGCGGCTCAGGCCGCGGATCGGACTGTGAAGCTGTCGCAGATCAAGGACTATCTCGACAAGAAGCAGATCGAGACCGCTACCGGCTACTCCTTCAACATGGCGTTCAACTACGAAGTGGCCCAGGGCTTCTAGTGGCAGACATCATCACCCTAAACCTCAACCCGGAGCAGTTCGCGGCAGCTCAAACCAAGCTGGCGACCGCTCCGGGAGTCACATTTGATGCGACGGCCGATGGCGGAACGGTGAAGACCAGCCAGATCGAATTCACTTACTCCTACGACGGCAAGTCGGTGCTTCGCCTGACGATCACTGCAAAACATGGGCTCGTGAAGTTTGCCGGTGATGACGTGATCAAAGAACACCTTCAGCAACTTTTGGCGCAAGCCTAGAAAGCAGGTAATCGACTATGAGTCAGCCAGGATTTGCAGGCAATCGCTACATCGTGGACATCAATGGCTCTGCTGGAGCGTTCGTCCAGATCCTGGCGAAGTCTCCGGTGCGCAGGGTGACCATCGAGGAGAGCCCCATCACCTCCGCCGGTGTCAACAACCCGTTGCAGGGTCTGATCGACTACCAGATCCCCAACGACAACACCCCTAACGGATTCACCACGGTCTTCCGGGCAGTCGGAGGCAATACGGAGGCAGCTGAGGGCCAGGTCGAAGTCGCGAAGATCATGCTGGGCAACCCGATCGCGCAGCATGCAGAGGGTGGCGAGATCATCGGCAACGGACCGAACGTCATCGTAGGCATGATCGGCGGCACGCCGGCGACGCAGCTGGCCAACGTCCGCTCGGGCACTGCAACCGCCACCAGCGTCATGGTCACGGAGTACAACTGATGCCCGAACCGACCTGGCACCCGGTCGACAGCAGCATGCTGAGCGCCGTGGCGCACGATGAGCACGGGCTCCATGCGAAGTACAAGAACGGCAAGGTCTACACCCACCCGGGTGTGCCTCGCGCCAAGTTCGATCAGTTGATTGCTTCGAAGAGCAAAGGCGAGTACTTCAACCACCACATCAAACCGAACCATCCGGTGAAGAAATAAACCATGCCATTCCCCCTGGTCTCGCGTGAGCGATACGAAGAACGCTGCAAGGAAGTTGCCGAGCTGAAGGCCGAGCGGCAGCAGCTGCTCGATCGCGTGGCGATGATGTCCGGCCAGCCCGCCATCTATGCGCCAGCTGCGCCGAGACCGGAGGCGCCACCGGCGCATGTCGGAACTTATCCCGAGGCTCCGGCAGCGCGGCCGACGCTTGAGCAGATCACCCGCCAGGCCAATCTCGCCGCCCAGCAGATGGCCAAGACTCCGGGTATGTCGATCGTGCGCAGTATTCGTGAAGAGCTGTTGAAGGGAGTAAACCCGATTGCAAGCTGAGATGACTCCACAACAGACCCAGGGTGTACCGACGCAACAGACCCAGCACACGCCCGATAACCCGATGCAGGTCCAATCGGAGGAGAAGGTCAGGGCCAGTGGGCTGTCGAAGGAGTACGAGACCTTCCTCGTCGGTCAGGTCATCCAGCCGTACCGGACGCAGTGGGCGACCGAGCGCATCCTGCGCATGCCAACGTGGCTGAAGAACACGGAGTTCGACAAAGGCCGTCAGGTACTGGGCTGGGATCCGGTCACTCGGACCTACTTCGATGCGATCGCGTGGTACCGGCAGAACAACTCGGGCGTCGACTACAGCTATCTCGAGAAGTACATCAATAACATTACCCAGACGGTGCGCCGGAACTTCGTCGCAGCGATGAGCCGCGGTGTTCCCCCCGTGGTCGTACATCCGGAGAATGCGGAGAACCTGGCCGACTCGGCCACAGCCAAGGCCGCACAGTTGGCGGTGAGCATCATCGAGCGCGAGAACCGCGTGAAGACCATGGTGCGGGCCGAGGCGCAGCTGCTCTATCTCTACGGCGTTTACTTCAAGTGGACCCGCTTCGTCATCGACGGCACCTGGATGGGCTACAAGGACGAGCCGATCTATGGCGACGTCGACGTCTCGACACAGGATCACTTCCACTGCACCAGCTGCGGCCAGGATTCGAATGCGAATACGGTCAGCATGGATGAACCTCGCTGCCAGAACTGCATGCAGCCGCTGCAGCCGCAGGACTTCTACCCGGGCGAGTTCGACACCGTACCAGGCGTAACCGGCACGAAGAAACGGCCGAACGGCATGGTGAAGTGGTCGATCTTCTCGCCGATGCAGATCGACGTCGATCCGACCGCGAAGACCATTGCGCAGACTCCGATCCTCGCCCTCGACATGGAGACCGACGTCGCGGAGCTGCGAGCGATCTTCCCGAAGATGATGCAGCAGATCGCCGAGGGTACGGAGAGCTCGACCGACCCCAACGCGAGCTACAGCCGCCTGGTGCGGACGATGGTCTACTCGAACGCCTACAACTCCACGGCGGATATCTTCCAGAGCCGGACGAACTTCACCCAGGTATGGGTGCAGCCGACCAGCTACTACCGCTGCAGCGATGAAGGCTTCATCGCGAAGATGAAAGAGCTGTACCCCTACGGGTGCAAGGTATCGCTGTGCGGCCCGCTGGTGCTCGATGTAAAGCCGGCGGTGCTCGAGAAGGAGTGGAGCTGCTGCCTGCTGCATGAGGAGTATGGACTGTATCCGCCATCTATCGCGGACAACGTCGTCCCGTTCAATGAGCGCTTCAACAACGTCTCGAACATTCTCGATGACTACATGGAGCGCTGCGCCACCGGCATCACCTTCGTGGATCCGCGTCGCGTCGATGTAACCCAGATGAGCGGCAAGCCGTTGACCGGCGCCGTGCTGAACCCGATGCCATCTGTCGGTGAAGGCATCAACCAGCCGATGGCCAACGCGATCGAGCACTTCGAGTTCAAGCTCGATCCCGGCCTGTTCAACTACCTCGACCGCCTCTGGAACTACTGCCAGATCATCTCCGGCGTTCCTCCGCAGGTCAGCGGTACCGGAACGACGGAGGGAGTGGAGACAGCGAAGGGTCAGAAGCAGATGCTCGACCAGGCGCTGGGCACTCTGGGCGTGATCTGGGACAACGTAAAGGATGAGCACGCCGCCGCCGGCCAGAATGCGATCGAGTGCCTGCAGGCGAACATGAAGTACACCGGCAGCCTCTGGCAGACGATGCAGGAGAGCGGCTCCGAGTTCCGAAACAACTATGTGCACCTGGACGAGATGCAGGGCCGGATACGGGTGTATGCGGAGACCGACGAAGGCTTGCCGATGTCTCCGGAGCAGAAGCGTGCGTTCTGGCAGCAGACGATGGAACTCGCCAGCAAGGAGCCGGAGTCGATCGCCGCGGAGCTGATGGCCGTCCCGACCAATCAGGAGATCGCTTTTGCCGCGACCGGCATGACCGATGCAGTCGCACCAACGGCCGCGCAACGTTCCAAGACACTCCAGGTCATCGCCAAGCTGCTTCAATCGAAGCCTCTGCCAACGGTGGGACCGGATGGGCAGCCGGTACTCGACGACGACGGCACACCGCTGCTGAAGCCTTCGATCGCTCCCGACAAGTGGATCGAGGATTACAAGACACTCGAGGCGACCGTGCTCGAGTTCCTCAGCGAGAACTGGGATCTGAAGATGTCGAACCCGGATGGCTGGAACAACGTCATCGCGTACTACCGTTTGGCGATCACCTACGCCGCTCAGGTGGATGCATGGAAGGCAAAGCTGACGCTCTCGGTGAAGATGGCCGGCGCACCGCCGCCGAAGCAGCCTGATCCGAGCATCCAGGCCGCCCAGCAGGACATTTTGGCGCATGCGGTTCCGATGATCGATCGGTTGAGCGAGATCGCGCAGCAGCCGCCGCTGCCGAAGGGCACGTCATTGTCGCCGCAGGTTGCCGCGGCGAAGGAAATTGTGGACACGGCCACCAAAGCAGCACAACTCACAACGCAGTAACAGGAGGAAGAGATGGCGCAACAGACTTTCAATTCAGCAGTGCATTACGTTCGCAATGGGGTGGATATCCCGGCGATCGTGCTCCAGTCCCGACTGGTGACCGAACAAGTCACCGTTCCCAACCAGCCCAACCTGCTTTTGAAGACGGACAAGACTACTGAACGGTTGACGTTACTCTTCGCGGATCCCGCGACTGGTCCTGGCCTGGTGAATGGCGGCAAGGCTGCCACAGTCGGCAGGACAGAGTTCAACGTCCGGCCGCTCGAGCCTGGCATGACGAATGGCTGGTTGGATTTTGGAGATTACGGGCGAGAACACGATAAGCCGATTCAGAGACACCTCGCCGCCGTGGAGGCAGTGAAGGCCGATCCCGGCGTTGAAGACCCAACGCAGATCGTCACCGAAGCGCATAAGGGCGCATTAGCTTTGGGTCTTCAAC